CTTTCGATATTAAAGTGCCTTTTGATATCAAACTTTTCTTATGGCATCTTGCACCCTGATTGTAGTTCAAGATTATACTTTGGTTCAATCCTGCGTTTTAGATTTATTTTTACCGTAAAGACGGACTAATTATTTTGAAAATATTTTAAATTATGGTTTTAACTCCTGTTTCTAATATATCACGAATTTCCATGATATATGGTTGTAAATATACCAATTTAAAATCGTATTTAGTTGAATTCCCTTGGGCGATCGATCCAAGTTCACTATCGATTGTCAATCGAATTACTAAAGGTTTTTCACTCGGTAATACTGTAGATTTCACGTCGTATTTCGATCTTTTAATTAATCGATTGGTCATCGGTAAGGACGAGTATGTACCTAGGAAAGCTGCCACTATATTGGTAGATAATCTACTTTTAAATAACGAGCTATACGTAAACAATACAATATTTAGAGATTTCGAAATACAGAATAGAGAAAAGATTGGCCCTTATTCTATTAGACTTCCGTTTTCTGAATTCGCAGAACGTGGTCCATGTGAGTATTTCAATTATATCAATCCTAGTAAATATACTTTTGACAAATCAATTTTTGAAGAATCTGTTCGCAGGGTCAGTTTAATTTTACCAGTCAATAGCCTAAGGCCTATTGAGTTAATTGATGCCTTCGATCGTAGTGATAAAACCACTAACTGGGGAGCTCCTTATTTTAGGAAAGGTAATGATATTGTGGATGGGAAATTAGCAGCTTACAAATATTTGGATTTAGCTAAAGAAGATCTATTAAATCATAATATTAGACATTATCCTAGCATAATGTTTATGCGTACCCAACCCAGCGGTACTCAAATTCCTAAACAGCGTGTTGCTTTTGGCTGTCCACATTCTATCACCCTTCTGGAGTCTACTTTACAAGTTCCTTTACTCTCTGCTTTAAAGTTTATGCCAGAATTTAGTGAAAACTTATCGCAGAAGGCTTTTGATGAATATGCCACTAACTTGTTCCGTGATTGTAGTGGAAGCGGTATTAACATAATTGGCTTTGATGCGTCTGGTTATGACAAATCTATTTGTAGTAGTTTGATCATAGCGGCATATAGTTTATTAAAAGTTTGGTTCATTGAAAGTAGCCATCAATTAATTGATGAGTTATGTGATTATATGATTTATTCCGATTTAATCACTCCGATCGGTGTTTTTAGAGGGCGTACTAGAGGTATAGCGTCCGGTTCTGCATTTACAAATATTATGGACTCACTCATACAATATATATTACATGAGTATGTTGTATTAACACTTGGTGTTACAGGCCAGGCGTTAACTCCTTCATTCCAAGGTGATGATGGTGTTTGGGCTATCCCAACCCTTACATCATTAAAACTAGCTGAAATTATGTCACAATTTTGTATCGTTGTGAATCCTGAGAAGGTTTCTGTTTCACAGACATATTTTACTTATTGTCAACGTCTTTATTTACACGATTATAAAGTTAATGGTTTAAATGTTGGTATAAGATCTGCGTATCGTACTATTAATTCTATTATTAGTTTCGAGAGAAGAAGAAAAGAAGGTTGGCGAGGAATACACGATTCAGTCCGTGTAATTATGCAACTAATTGGTGCTGAGAATAATCCTATACATTATAATTTAACATATTTTTTAATAAAATGTGATAAATTATTTGGTTTAGGAGCTTATCATCCTAATGGTTTAAGAGGTCTTTTTAAGCAAGCAGGTGATATAGAAAATGTAATCCAATTATCTGGTGGATCGTCATGGGATAGGGATAAGTTGAAAGATATTAGTAAGAGTTTATATTCTTTTGCTACTATTCGTATTATTTTATCATTACTATCGGAC